GGTTTGCTTATTAAGAAGCCACAAAGTTAGCATTATTATATCAGACGTAACGCACACACGGAAGAGGAAAGCACGAGGGCTTGCAGTAGCCTACATACAAGAGAGGTAAGTACAAGCAACATGGGGTAAGTGATCAATGATCACTTACCCCATGTTGCTTCCTTACTATAGTGGTGGTCCCACTTGGGCTTGAACCAAGGACTCCCTGATTATGAGTCAGTTGAAACCTATTGATAGTAAGACTTTTACATAGGCAGTGTAAGGGAAAGGTGCGTAATATTCAGGATTATTCCCCTTGGACCAGCTCCTCCCAGTCGGGGAAAGCGGCCATCAGTTGATAGTCAAGAGAGTCCGCCTCTCTGCGCAGCTTCGCTGGTAATGTGAAGCATCTGATTGCACAGGCTATTAAAGCTACCAGCCAAGCATAGTATAGCGATACATATGACACCTCACGATACAGCTCATATGAGTTATACATACCTACGACTATCGTTACCGCTGCGATAATAACGCAGGACAACCCGAGGACTGGGAGCATAGCTGCTTTGCCTCGGAGCTTATCGTTTCTGTTTAGGCTATCTCTAAAAAATGTCTTCCGAGATACTGATGCGAGTTCGTTGTGCTTCATATTTCTTGTGTATTAAAGTGATTACCATTGCGACATACTGCGGTCGATGATGCGCTCTACGTAGAAGAACGCCCGCACGTCCTTGAGGTTTACTGCGAAGTCCTCGTACTTGCTGTTGAGGGAGTGCAGGTGGATAGTGTCATTCCTCTTGACGTGCTTCGTGAGTTGCTTGAGTAGGATACCCTCCTCTTCTATCACGACCACCACGTTGGGGTACTTCGTATTGATCAGCCCATACTGCCAATCTTCTGGGTACACCTCACGGCAGAGGACTATATCCCCGTCACAGACGGAGCGTTTGCTGTCGTCGTCCATACTATCCCCTTTCACTCGGAATAGCTTGTAGCGGTCGGACACGGCACGCTCCAGCACGACCTCCATAGTGTCGAAGGCATCGTACACGTCATCTGGGTCTTGTGAGGGGTCTTTGTCGTATAGGAAGCCCTTGCCGATGCCAGCCTGCGCTTCTATGGGGATTATGGGGAGCGTCTGTATGGTACGTGAGCCCTGCGCTACGCTCTCCACTTCCTGAGGCGCTCTATAAGGCTTCTTCGGGGATTCTGTGCCGTCTACGAACATATCACCCTCTCCCGAGAGAAGCCAGCTTCTATTGTAGTGGGGGAAGGCAGATTTTATCTTATCCGCCATCTTCACAGATATGCTCTGCGTCTTTCCGTTGTTTATGTCGTATAGGGCTTGAGAGCGGCCCATTCCGAGCCTCGTTCCCAGCGTACTTATGGTCAAGCCCTCGTGCTTAAGTATTCCGCTTAGCACGGTCTGACCTATGGAAAATTCTGAACCCATAGTTGTGCCTTCAGAAATTATCTGTATCTTTGTACTACCAAATCGCCCTTTGGTAGGAAGCCATCCATACGTTGGCAAAAGGAAATCTCAAATACCTCTCCTTGGTCTGGGCGAAGACTGGGGGGAGGTACTCCTTTTTAGGAGAATATCAGCACTCAGCTATCGGTGATGAAACGAACGTTCGGGAGTGCTGATTAAACCCCTCGAAGTAGCTGTGGTAGCCAATCCACCGCAAGGAGTCCGTAAGGGGGGAGCAGGGCGAAAAGCCAGATGCTCGGACAGCCCACCACTGGGGCGAAAAGCTGGTAAATGTTCCGTTGCGTAGTGGACAACGCACGGAGCTGGTGACGGGCGACCGACAGGGCACTGTGGGATACTCCACCAAAGCTCCCGACCTCATACGGACAGCTGGAGGAACAGCCCCGTATGGGTAAGGGGGCTTTATGGCTCAAAAGCTCCCTCTTGAGCCTGTGTGATAGCTTACAGAGGGTATACATACTGGAAGCTAAAACTTAGAGTGATTATGGAACAAGAAAAGAATAGCTTGGTCAAGAAGTTGGAGCGTGTGGACGAGAAGTTCTCAGACGTAGCAGACGTATGCGTCGGGTTGATCTGCAAGGCCCTTGTAATTTTCAGTATAACGATTTGCGCACTCGCAGTCGTTGCCCTACTGATTATGCTTGTCATATCTGCCTATTCTGCAATTTCTTCACAGCTCTTTTGAGGTACTCCCGAGCGCTGAAGAACATGGCTTCGCTGTCCATTGGGTAGGCATCCATCCTCTCCAGCGCGCGGTACACGCTATTCAAGTCGTACATACCCATACCTGCCCCGTCGTACTCCCTACCCCAGCTATCGGTAACCTCAGCGAGGTCCTCGGTAATGGAGAGCATGTAGTGCGACCACACCCTATCTTTCTCGGGAGGCAGGGAAAAATCGGACAGCGGAGCTATCTTCTCAAGAGCCATAACCAGCGAAAACATACGATCCTGCCAGCTCTCTGCTATCTCTGTCGGCTCCGACCTTTCACACCAATACCAATGCCACCACCTTATCTCATTCTCCCTATCCACCTGAGAGCGTAGCCCGACGAGCGAGCCACTTAGATCACCCAGCTCTTTCTTGAGGTCATCTATTCGCTTTGATAGCTTTCCTCGGACGGAGTCAAGAGATATAGCACTCCACACCTGCCATCCAACAGACGCAGCGAGAAGCACAGATAATATCCCAACAAGGACGCTTATAGTGGTATAAGTCCAATCCATAGCCCATCTATATCAAGTTGTCACCTTTGCCACAAAGCTACGAAAAAGTTTATAAATCTTTAACTCTCTTAAAGGTGCAGGGGCTAAAACACCACCCTTGCACCTCTATATATATACGCACGCGCGCGAGAAGCACCACGAGAAGCACCACGGACGGCAGGGCTTACAAAGCCACAGAGCAGGCGTACCCGAAAGAAAAGCACACGAGTATAAAATTTTTTCACGCTCAATATCAGTCACTTACGTATAAACACAACGAAATCTTCTGAAAAACACTTGTTCATTCAGAAACTTTCTGTATCTTTGCAGTGTAAAGGATGAGCAACAACAACGCCACCTTCACAGCAGAGGTCTTTGACATACTTGATACAGGCGACAATAATAGATAACTCACGTGGGTGCAATGCCCACATAGTGATTAACAACATAGCTTGCAAGGTCAGACTTAGCGTGCTGACCGCTGAATGGCTAACGACCACCACCCCGACCCTCGCAAAGGTCTTGCAGGCACTCACTAAAAAATACAACTATGAACAGAATAGGAACTATCCTCGCCTACGTTGTCGCATGCGTTATCCTCGCTATCGGCTTCGCAGGATTTCTCCTCGTCGTCACAGACTCGGATGCTACCCAGTCCAGTATTACTCTATGGAGCTTCCTTCTCACCAAGGTGTGTGGGATCGCTCTCGTCGCTCTCTCGGTTTTCGCTTGGAGGCTTATGTCCAAGTACGGAGACGCAGGCCACAAAACAGCTTAGCATTGTCTGTCTTTTGTAATCGTGGTGGGGTGGTCAATTTCGTGGCTACCCCACCCACAAAAATGTTTAGGTTTTCATTGATTTGATCGGTTTAGTATAGTAATGTGGCGGGCAGCTTGGGAAAGTCAAACGCCACGAAAAGTAGACACTCACGCCAGCAATTACGAGCAGGCGTACCCTCTACGGGTGGTCTCATCCACGTAGGCTTTAGCTTTTTTCTATTTAACATACTGCAAGTACCCGCCCGTGAGGGTAGAGAAAGTGAATTGCACTGCGTGATTAGCCCGTGAGGGTCGGTCACGCTACAAAGTGAACAAAATTACCCACCCATAAAACTTACAGCATGAGCGCAGAAACGACAAAGTCGAGCGTAGCTAAGACTGCTAAGCCTGCCATTTACGCAGCCCTAATCGAGGCGAACAAGAAGGTAGGGGCTATCTCTAAGGACAGCGAGAACTACCAGCAGAAGTTCAAGTTCCGAGGCATTGATGATGTGTACAACGAGCTACACCCCATCCTTGCAGAGTGCGGGATAGTGATTATCCCCGAGGTTGTGAACTACGAGGTGTCGGAGAAGCAAGGTCGCAATGGTATCCTTCTCTACACTCGAGCGACCATCCGCCACCACTTCACCGCCTCAGACGGCTCGTATGTTACGACAACCGTGGTCGGCGAGGCGATGGACAGCGGAGACAAGGGGATGAACAAGGCGATGAGCATAGCTCTCAAATACGCCCTCTTCCAGCTCTTCACTATCCCGACCAAGGAGGACAAAGACCCCGATGCAACGACACACGAGCTTGTAGCGATCCCAGCTCCTGCCCCAGTGTCCAAGCAGGGCGACTTAAAGAGCGAGCTTGACGAGGCGTTCCGAGTCCTTGGTGCTGCCACAAGCGTAAGCGACCTATATGCTCGCTTCGGTTCGCTTTCTCAGTCACTGCAACTTAATCGAGTTGTGATTGACGAGGCTGCACGAGTCAAAGCTTTGATTGAGGCTAACGCGAAGTAGATATGACGCTATTAGACCTACACCGCTCCTCGGTGTTCTTCAACGAGTTCCAGCACACCTACACGACCAAGGATGGGCGCCTGCTCTCTGGTGTAACATCTATTATTAAGCAGGTCCTCTTCCCCGATAAGTACAAGGGTATCCCCGAGGCGGTGCTTGCTAAGGCTGCCGAGCGTGGCACAGCGATTCACAACGAGTGTGAGGCCGTGAACATCTTTGGAGAGAGGACGCTTACCGATGCTTCCAGTGAAGAGGCACACAACTACCATAAGCTGATGACCGATAATGGCATCAAGATGATAGCGAGCGAGTACCTCGTATCCGATGAGGAGGTTGTGGCTACTATGATAGACTGCATTGATGACCAAGGCAACCTCTACGACATCAAGACCACGAGCCAGCTCGACACAGATAGCCTTTCGTGGCAGCTCTCTTTCTGTGATTACCTCTTCTCAAAACAGAATCCCTCTGTTGAGCGCAAGTCCTCTCGGCTCTACGGCATATGGCTTCGAGGAAGCATTGCCAAGCTGGTCGAGGTGGAGCGCAAGACGGACGCAGAGATTGAGCAGGTTATCAAGGCTTACCTCTCTGGCGAGGTAATCGCACCTAAGCCTATTGCTTTTAGCTCCCCCGAGGAGGAGGCTCTTGCTAAGATTAGCGAGCAGGAAGAAGCGATTATCGAGCTAAAACAGATGCTCGACTACCACGAAGCGAGAAAGCAGGAGAGCCTTGGCCTGCTCAAGGAAAAGATGGAGCGCGAGGGCATCAAGAAGCTCGAGACACCACGGCTTCTCGTCACGCTTGTCGCAGACAGCACAAGTTCCACATTTGACAGCAAGCGGTTTAAGGATGAGCATCCAGAGCTTGCAGCCGAATACACGAAGCAAACCACCCGCAAGGGCTATGTAAAGATTACTCTCCGATGATATACGACCTCTCCAGAGAGCTTGACAGAGCTCAATTCAAAGAGCGGTGCAACCTACTCTACCGACAAGGGGCGCTCGTCGAGCTCACTGAGAAGAGGGGTAGGCGCACTCTCAAACAGAACAGCTACCTGCATCTGATACTCTCATACTTCGCTCTACAATATGGCGAGCGTATGGAGTACATCAAGCAGGAGTTTTTCAAGCGCCACGTGAACGCAGACCTATTCCTCCGCGAGAAAGAGGGTAAGGGCATCGGGCGATACTACGTACTGCGCTCCAGTGCGGAGCTTGACACAAAGGAAATGACCACTGCAATAGACCGCTTCCGAGACTGGGCCTCTAAGGAGGTTGGGGTGTATCTCCCCACCCCCGACGAGTTCGGGCTGATAGGCGAGATAGAGCGAGAGGTCGAGATGAATAAACGATGGATTTGAATATGAATATAGCACACCTGACCACAGAAGAAAGAAGAGCGCACCAGCACATCGCATCCAATAGAGCCAAGGAGGCTCTTGCGAAAGCACACAATACGCACCCAGAAAATTGGCTTACCGCCCGAGAGGCTTGCGAGTTCCTCGGCATATCGATGCCCACGCTACTCAAAGGCCGAAACGATGGCAAGTATGTCGTGGTGCACCACAACCGCTCACGCTACTACTATGACAGACGTAGTCTTGAAGCCGTCCTTGGAGCAGAAGGTGTTGGAGGCGATACGTGCGAGGCTTGATGAACTCCAGCGGGCGAAGAGAATACCCCTCATAGTCCGCAAAGAGGAGATACCCGAGGTGGTAGGCTTGTCCTTCCGAGAGGTTAGACCAGCGCTGGTCGCTCTCGTGAATTCGGGGCAGATACGCTTCGGCAGGACTATCAGCAGTCAGTACTTCACACTCCCCCACCTATGAAGCTCACCAAGGACGAAGTCGCCCTACTTGACAAAGACCCGAAGGGCTTACTCGTCCGAGCTTACAAGCTCCACTACCCAGAGATGAGCACCCGAGAGGTGGCAAAAAGAGTAGGGCTATCAAAGACACAGGTACACCGCATTTTTGCTCAGGATGGGACACCCGATGGGACAGCCGATGGGACAGCAAAACCCGCTCCACCAAAGGGCAAACTCGCAAAGCGTGGGACACCCGATGGGACACCCGATGGGACAGCCGATGGGACAGCACGCCCCACCCTCACAGCGCTCCTCAAGCCGATATTTGAGAGCTTCTTTAAGAGCAAGACGAATATGGACTTCGTGTGGAGCGCAAAGGAGATGAAGAGCCTAAAGGACTTCGGCGAGAAGCTCAGAGCGTCAATCAAAGCCAAGGACAACCCACACGATGACGAACACATAGCGTCGGCACTCCCGATATTCCTATCCAAGATAGACGACCCGTGGGTACTATCTCACCTATCCCCCTCCATACTAAACAGCAAGTACAATGAACTCATATCCCACATATCCCGACAGCGCACTCTTACCCGAGCAGAGGAACGACAGCAAGCAGGCAATGCTCTTGAGATACTCAGAGCTGGGGCTATGTCTGTCCGCCAGCGATGAGCCCGCCCCGACGCTCCCCCAGCTCTCCCGAGCGATGGATGAGGGGCTGGTCCGCTCTCTCTGCCAGCTCAAGAGAGACCCCGAAGCCCGTGAGTTGATGGAGGCAGAGGTCACGCTGGTAGTAGTAGACCTTTGGCAGTGGTTCGGGGCGAACGACAGCAGTGTCCGACTCGCTCCCCAACTCGTGAAGCAGATAATCACCTCCTACCCCCACATGTACATAGACGACCTGCGCATCTTCGCTGAGAAGGCGAGAGCCTCCAGCTTCGGCAAGGTGTACGGCTCGTTCTCGCCCTCCACGATGATGGAGTGGCTTCGCACCTATTGGAACGACCGCCAGCGAGCGATGGAGGAAGAGAGCTACGCCCAGCACCTCTCACAGAAAGAGGCGGGCAACTACTCCGCCAGCGCATCAGATAGATATTTCACCAACCTCGCTCACAAGATGACGAAATGAAGCGAACACCTACACAAGACGACATACAGCAGGCGATAGCCTCCAGCCAGCCCCTCCAGCGAAGCCTCGCAGGCATTATGGCTAAGGCGGTGGCTGACACCTTCGCCAAGCCCACGATGACGCAGAGCAGAGCCTACGCAATGTTCGGCAGGGCAAACGTAGAGCGGTGGTGCAAGCTCGGCTACCTTGAAGCACGTAGAGCTGAGAGCGGACGCATAGCCTACTACACCGCAGAACTAATCAACGCACAAAACAAGAGCTTTTACTGATGAATAGAGGGCCAATGTACAACCGAGATGAGGTTGTTGAGTTCGCACTTAGGCAAGTTATAGAGGGAGGAATGATGCCTACCCACGCTGCGAGAATGGCCGTGGAAAAGTTCAAAAGATACACACCCTGCTATATCTGCGATTTCGTCACGAAGCACCCACGATACAAGGAGTTCCGAGGCGGTAAGCCTGCTGGTCCTGGCATCATCCCGATGGAGGTGCTGGAGGGCGTCCACAAGATAGCAACAGACAATCCGAAGATGGGGATAACGGACTGCATCCGCAAGTATAAAGAGGAATATGGGTGTCAGTTTCCCGATGGTTCTATACGGAATAAGTACCGCATAGTTATGAGCAGCAATGGTATCGTGAAGAAGGGGCGGTATAAGTCTGGATTCGACTCCTATGACTGCATAAACTTCTTGTCCACCGAGGAGCTAATCCGAAGAGGATACATCGTAAGAGCAACAGAGTAGACACACTTTAACACACATAGATATGAATGAATTAAAGATTACTGGGCTTGTTTCGCAGGTCCTGCCACTTGAGAGTGGCGAAAGCAAGTCGGGTAACGCTTGGAAGAAGCAGACGTTTATCCTCGAGACATCGGGGGAGTATCCGAAGAAAGTGCCTATCCAGCTCTGGGGAGAATCCGTAGACAAGCACCCCGTAGAGGTTGGTCAGAGCATAACAGCCTCTATCAACATCGAGGGGCGTGAGTTCAACGGACGATGGTATGTAGACGTTAGAGCTTGGAATATCGTAGCCGCAGAGGGCGAAGAGCCAGTACAGCAGGCAAAGCCAACTGCTAAGCATACGCCACCCTCGCCTTCAAAGGCTCCTACTCCAGCCCCAGTGTCCAAGGATGAACTGCCATTCTAATGAACAAGCCTACTCCCCTCCGTATTGGGATTGACCCCGATACGGAGGCCTCGGGCTGGGCGGAGATAAACGTAGACACCCGAGAGGTGCTGATGACGACCCTGCCGTTTTACAGCCTTATCCGACACTTTGATTGGCTTCTGGGACGCGACGACCTCGCTCCTTACATTGTCCTCGAGAATATCTGGGAGACAACGCACAACTGGCATGCCAGCTATCGTGACAGCAAGGCTTTGGCTGCCGCTAAGGGTTATCACCTCGGGCGGTGCTCAATGGTGGCGGAGCTTGCACGAGACGCTATCAGCGATAGGGGGCTGCCTCTTATATGCCAAAAGCCTCTAATAAAGCGCTGGAAGGGGAAAGACCGAAAAATCACACACGAGGAGCTGGTGGAGGTGTGCAGACAGCACCGACTTATCCTGCCGAAGAATAAACTGAAGCGAAGCAACCAAGAGGAGCGTGATGCACTACTCCTCGCTATCCACCACCTCGCAACACCTACCAAACTATTCGACAAATGACAATCACACTACTACTCTTACTCTCCGCAGGCCTGCTCGTGATGGCATACCTCATATGGACGCTACACTCACGCCTGCGACTTCTTGAGCGTATGGATGCTACCCGAAAGCGAGAAGCCCGAGACATCTCCAAGATGCAGGGCGAGGTAGAACACTACTTCTCGTTCGTGATCGAACAGCAACACAATCTACTCGAGATGCTGGGCAAGGTTAACGACTTCACGCTCAAGCTCGCAGAGAAGGTGCTGACCAAGGGCGAGTACCAAGCTCCCACAGCAAAGCCTACCACGCTGGAGCGTGTGCCACGGCCCCTGCGTACTAAGCCCGTGATGAACCCGCAACCAACCACAGACAAATAGCGATGAAACGATTACTACTTGCTTCCCTCCTCTCTATCGTCTGCGCCTCCTGCAATAATAGCTCGCCATACAGAGCTGGGAATGTTGTAGGGAAGCACATACGAATGGAAGGGCGAGATACCGCCTATGTGGTGGTGTTTTACGACTGCGGGGTATTCAGCACTGATCGTTACTCGGCAGTCGTCCCAAAGGAAGCCTACAACAGCGTCAGGAAAGGCGACTACGTCGAGTTCGACGTGAAAGTCGGGAAGAAGAAACCAATCAAATAGCAACGACTATGACATACAGACTTTACAACGCAGACACGCTCAACCGCTACGCCAAGGACTGCCACGAGCGGGCAGTAGCTAAAGGCTTTTGGGACGTGCCTCACTCCGTCGGTCATTATCTGATGCTGGTTGTCTCGGAGCTTTCCGAGGCTATCGAAGCCGACCGCATCGGGAAGTGGGCGAAGCTCGAACCCGACACGATAGACACACTCCAGCGTATAGAGGGTGCGCCCTATGCTCAAGAGTTCCTCCGCCTTGTCAAGGATAGAGTGGAGGACGAGATAGCCGACGCAGTGATACGTCTTCTCGACCTGCTGGGGTGGATGATAGAGAGCGGCACCCCTATTGTAGGGCTTGACTACGTGAGAGGAGAGTTTGAGAACACAATTCCACCAAAGGATCTCCCAGGCGCCCTTCTGCGCGTCGTATGCTCATCTGTGCTTCCACTTTCATTTTGCTCCACATTGGAGGCTGTTCTTGCACCGATAAAGTCCCTCGAGCAGCTCTGCGCCCACCTCGGCATCGATCTGATGGCGCATATCGACCTCAAGCTCAAGTACAACGAAACACGCCCTGCGAAGCACGGGAAGAAATACTAAGGAACTATGACAACGGACAACATTATCGACCTGCTCATCATCGCCTGCGGTGGGCTATTTGTGTGGGCGCTCGCAGCGACGCTCACGCTGTGGCACGAACGCAGGGGGCGAGAGCCGAAGGGAGCCACCGCACCCGAAGCCGAGGACGTGACACCAACCGAGATACCCGAGAATGACAAGGACTGGGGCGTGCGTACTGACTATGTAGAGCGACTGCGCACAGCGATACTCAAACATTTGGATGGGCATTCGTACTGCTTCGTGAATATCGAGGATAGTGGAAATGGCGAGGCTCTAACCCACGGAGAGGCGCACGCACTACTCCTGCCATTCCTCAAGAAAGGCTACTACGCCTACCGAGAGCTGACGGGATGGACTGGGAACAAGGTCACCCGCTTCCGAGTGGCGAAGCACCGAGACGCTGAGCCTACCGCTCTCGAGATCACCGAAGAGTTACTAACCAAGAATGTACAGCTATGACTATGATGATCGGAGCATCCACCACCACCCTCTTAGTAGTCTGCGTTATCTCAATCGCGTTGGGCGCGTTCTTCTATTTCCGTTGTGTGGATTTAGAGTGTAAGGTGGACGTAGTCCAAGAGTCCAAGGACGGCCTGCGGGAGAGTATGAGCAATACCAACCGCGACCTCCACAAGCAACTCGAGCAGGTGAAGAAGGAGAAGCATGCACAGCGCAAGAAGCTCACAGCCGAGATACACGCCCTCCGCACCCAGATCCACCAGCTGAGGAAGGAGCAACAGAAGCAAGACAACTAACACATATAGCTATGACCCAAAAACAAAAAGAGGTTCTGAGGGCGTGGTGTGACAACCTGCTTGTAACCTATCGTATCGACTTCTTCCGTGGGAGCGCCCTTCGTGGTGTTGTAGAAGCTCTTGTATGCAAAAGTCGCTTGAACTATCCCTTGGCATGGGGGTATTGCCGCGAAGCCAAATCTCTTGGATTTGAACCTAACACAAAGTACTACACCGAGCTCCTCGGAGAGCTACGGGAGATAGTGAAGGAAGTGCCACTAAGTGACACAGCGCAGACTGCCATCACTCACGTCTTCGGAGGAGATTGGGAGGAGGCGATAGAAGCCCTCGACAAGCTCAAGAGCGAACGCAACGAACAGAACTAACCACGAGTGCGCCGCGCTGGCGGCTTGCCGCACGCGACACCTTCCGCGCCTCGGACGGCGTGGCGCACTCTAATCGACACAACGAACTATGACACGAGAAGAACTGAAAGAGATGGAGCGCTTCGCAGCCATCTTAAACTCACGACTGGAAGAGGTAACGGACAAGTATGAAGACATAGATGACCGCATCAAAGACCTTGACGAGGAGCCTGTAAGGGATATATGCAGGGTTATAGACAAAATACAAGAGGAGTACAACGAGCTGGACGACAAGCTCACCGACCTAAGCGAGGCGGTGGAGGAGTTCACCAAGGCGATACGCAAGATAAAGGAGGAGGCACAACTATGACACGAGAAGAAGTAAAAGCCCAGCTGGCGAAATGCCCGCTGGAGTGGACGCGCGAGGCGGACGGGCGCTTCGGGTTTGAGTACCTCAAGGCCAAGATAAAGCGGGGAGATATGGACATCGAGTACCGCATCTTCTACGAGTATAAGTGCCTCGAACTTAAACGGGTGAGCCTCTACCTTATGGCGATGGCTGACCGAGGGGAAGTGGGCGAGTGCGTTATGCGCAAGTTCGACAACTTCCCGACACTGGAGGAGGTAAAGGCCACGGCCGAAGCCCACCGCCTCGACCTCATCTGCCGACTACTCGGCATTAAGGACTAACGACTATGACACAAGAGCAATTAGAACGTGAGCTGTTGCCACTCTGCTGGCGAAAGATGGGCAGGGATGATATGATAGGAGCGCACACGGATATAGGTATGTGCTTCTACATACACCATATCGAGGGGGCTGGCTACTGGGGATATATCCTTGACTCGTGGCGAGACTTCGAGGTGGTGAAGCTCAAAGCTAAGACGCTGGAAGAGGCTAAGGCGTTCTTCTGGGACTTATACGCTGGGAACGTCTGGAGCTTGCTCAAGTGGGAGACAGAGAATAAATAAACCACGAAGCTAACTATATGAATGCACTCGATACACAGGTAGGCGGAAGCCACTACAAGGATATGCGCTTCCAGCCAATCGAACTGATCAGCCTATTAGGCTTGGACTTCTTTCAGGGGAACGTAGTCAAATACGTATCTCGCCACCACGAGAAGGGTGGGCGTGAGGACTTAGACAAGGCACGGCACTACTGCCAGCTGGCTATGAGCTACGGCTACGGACGAGGGCGCCTGCCTACTAAGGCGCAGACGGCTCGCATCGCGGTATTCGTCTCGATGAACAGCCTGCCAGCCTACACAGCTAAGCGTTTTTCTCGCCTTATCTCCGAAGGCCTCATGTGTCGCAACTGGGATATGGCTATGGAGATCATCGATGAAATCACCCAGGACTACGACGCGCAGGCCTGCAGTACAGACAACTAACGTAAATGCACTAACAATATGGAACTATTCCTCGCACGAGTTGCATACAGCAACTTAGATGACAAGAAAGTCACCGAGAGCTACCTTGTGGATGCTCTCTCATACACCGAAGCGGAGGCTAAGGTGTTAGACTACCTCGCCAGCTTCGCCTCTGATGCGGTCGAGATAAAGAGCCTCAAGCCTCTCGGGGTGTCCGATGCTATCGGACTTGACGTAGACGGAGAGAGCTACCGCTACTACGTTATAGGGCTTACCGATGGGAAGGGCAAGACGACCGCTCGCAGGGTGCTTATCAAAGAGCTCTCCGCAATGGACGCCTGCAACACCATCTCCGACAGCTGGGAGAACGTGGTGACTTCGGTGCGCCTGCTGGATGTGGTAACCGTAATCAGATAGGCTATGAGCGCTGTACTAATCATCGCAGGCCTCGTCCTCGGCTTAATTTTTTTTTTGCCGGGGCTCACTCTTCCGCAAGTCTACCGACAAAGCCACTTCGCTGGGAGGTGGCCTACGTGTGGCATGGGCAACCATGCTGGAAAAAGCCAGACACTTCTCACCACGGTCTTTAATCAAGAAGAATATGAGTAACACGACATTCAAACACTACGTAGCTCCGTTCAAGGATGTATCGGGGAATATGTGGGCGCTCCTTATAGCCTATCCCGACACGGATGAAACCAAGAGCTACCCAAAGATAAAGGAGGTGCGTCTTGGCGTTCCTGCGGTGACGCTGACGACGGAGAGTGACGACGCCCTTGCTCCAGTAGTCAAGGGTAGGCTGGCATTCTCTCTCTTGGAGGAGAGGGCGGACCTGCGGTATCGCCACCTCGTGCAATCTCCCGAGGGTGACGTGTCGGTCGTGCTGATGTATCTTGGCGATGAGAAGCTGCCTGCGAATGGCACTTTGAGTGATCAGTGGATGCAGGCCTGCATTGATAGGTTTGATCCAACGACAAAGGATGGTAATTGTTTTTGGTGTGGCACGCTTGATCCAGAGAGCTACAAAGAGCCAGCTAACCAAGATACTGGGTATCTTGTCAGCTTCGAGGCTAATGACTTTGGACGATTAGCAAGAATACCCGTCACCAGCAGGCCGTTTGAGCCACAGATACGAGTGCAGGAGAAGATGTCACTCCAGACTCTTCTTCGAATCATTCTGTACATGGGTATCGAGGGATGGACGCACGAGCGCCACCGCTTTCCGGAGGGACCAGGGGGTGTGCTTCCTGGCCTGCGTAAGAATGTGGTTTTTGCGCTGTCAAGGTATGATGCCGAGGATGAAGTCTTGAACGGAGATGTTATTTCGCGCAGAGAGAGGGGGCTGATTGTAGATACCTCTCAGTTCTTCGAGGACAGCGACACTCCGATGTCTCTTCTGGAGGTGCTTGAGCGTGTTCTTAGCTCGCTTAGCCTGCGAATAGAGCAGTCCAGCGGAATGTACATTGTTTCGGATATATCCTCTCTCGAACAAGGTAACACAACCCCTGCGGCAACGCTTAACAACAAGGATGCTCAACTATCCTTTACTCCAGTCCAGATGAAGGTGCTTGGAGATGATGGTGAGCTGTCTCTTCATGAGAGCTATGGCAATCTTGTCGTGACTACATACACGCACCTTGATTCCGTACGCAAGGGTATGGAGCTTCCAAAGATTGAAGACTACGCCCCGTGGGTGGCAGTAGGAAGAGCTGATGTATCCTCGAAGAATATCCTCGGCTGGCGATTCAGGACAACGGACCCGCTCATGGGTACAGCTAAGACTCCTGCCATACTGGAGGTGGAGGCGGAGACACTCGGTGAGGATGGGCGCTTTTACTCCTTGGTATGGAATCCTAAGAGTATCCACGGGCGAGTGAAGAGCCTAAAGTTTGGCGCAGGACTTAGTCCAAGGGTTACGGAGTACAGTGTGTTCTACGCAAGGGTAGACGGCTGGAAGCGTGTGCGTGATGGCGTGTATGCCAACCAAGCTCTAAAGCTGGTGGACGAGGACTGTGTGATATACGACGGCGGTGCTGACCTCAACGACCTCACCTACGACCTCACCAAGTCGTTCAACAACTATGCAGCGCAAGAGGAGGGAGCTATACGAGGGTATGTGCAGATGCTCAAGTGGTATCGAGATCAGATGAACTCAACAGATCGCCCGCTCGGTCTCAAGCTCAACGAGAAAACACCTTGGACTATGGAGATACCGAACGTAGGAGATATATCTAACTTCTGCCTTCGTCTTGATATGCCTCTGTTACTCTCATTTGGCTCAGACCTCTATCAGGAGATGAACGAGATTACGGGTGAGCGCCTCAAGATGTACTCCAATAATTCGTCAGGACGAAACTACAACCTCGGAGATCCAGAGGGCACGAAGAGGATAAACGACTCGGCTAAGGCAAATAAGGAGTTTACGGACCAGCTAATTGAGGCACGCGTACCATTTAGTCTGACTGCGACTAACTCCAGCGGAGAGAAGTTATACCTCATATATAATCAGTACAGCCAAACGGGTGAGCTGAGGTGGACGACAGGCCCAGCAGGATCAACTCGAAGTGTGCCATTCCTTTCCTATGGAGGGGATAAGAGCAAACTTAATTGGGGAGGAATAACGCACGCCCGCAGGAACATTGGCGACCAGCAGGGGGACGGAGTGTTTATTCCGCTTCCACCTCGAGGGTTCACCCACTTAGAGTTAGAGGTGTTCAGCGTACCTACATTCTACAAGAAGAAGGGTGAGAATATCGAACAGTTTACGGAGTGGAAGCTGTGGAGCGTTCCCAGTGCGGTGCTAGCACAAGCCCCCTCGATGTGGATCTCAGACTACCTCGGGCGTACTGGTGATGATATCGCCAAGAACAGACGGGAGCGGTTTACTTTCAGTGACTCGACGACTGAAAGCTTCGACGACGAACTGCACTTCTCGGCAGGCTATGGCATCCCCTCGGCTTCTCCATCTATCCTGCGATACCTTGGTGATGGGAAGAGCCTTGCTGAGGTGTTCGGTGCAAATAGAATGGCTTCCGATGATTATCTCCTCTCTGCTTACCGCGCACGTTGCTTCGGTAGAGTCTACGGAGCTTTGCCCACCAGAGGGTATGCACTCACGGGTACGTTCGCTTGGTGTAAGTATCCACTGCACCGACTATACGCAGGCTTTGAGTGGATAGCTGTCAGTCGAGAGATTGATATAGTCCAAGGCACAGAGCGAGGTACATACCACCAGCTACGCCCAAGGTACGAGGTTACTCCCCGTATGCTTCGCCCTGAACTTCTATCGGGAGAAAAGGATGTGAAGTACGTGGACTACGCAGGCTCTGCTTGGAAGATAATAAGAGACCACACGCCAAGGCGTGGTAGGTAACCAATAAGACCGCCCTCCCTTGCATTTAAGGGGGGGGGCGGTTTTATTTTGTTGGAATTTCCTCGGAATTCTAAATGAACTTTTCTGTGGTACCCCGCAGGCCTGCGCCCAGTGCCACGACACACTAATATACTATATGAAATATGTCTACTGATATGTCACCCCAAGAAGAACACCAAGTGTACCCGCGCATCACGACGTGGATAGGACCAGATGCTGCGGTAGAGGTCAGCAGACTGCGCAAGCATTTCGGCTTCAAGAGCAACCACCAGCTGTTTAAGGCTTCTATCTTTATGGCTATCCGCCTGCTACAAGATGCAGAGCAGAGGGAGAAAGACCCTGACGACACAACCATTCAAGACGCATTCAAGGCTCTGGCGGACTTTGAAGCCCCAGAGTTCGGACGCAGACGACGCAGAAAGAAGGACGGGCACAAGGAGACTGCTGTCCTGCTCGCTCTTTTCAATGGCCAAGTATCAAGTATGTCCAAAATGGAAATAGTTGGCGAGCAGGCCACGCCCTCTCACGCTGACGCTCCGAAGTGGTACGAGCGCTTCATCCGTATGCACTATCAAGCGCTCTACGATAAGTATGCAGACCGAGCCGAGAGACTCACTGGAGACTCACTCGCTCCTCGTGACCTGCTTCACGAATCGCTCTTGCGCCTGCAGTGTCCTCCGTCACAAATCACGAGCTACGAATCATACGAGCGTTGGGCGCTTGACAAGTTCAACGAATCACGAGCCACTCATCATAAGCGTGCGGACGTGGCTCATCACGAGCCTCATCACGCGAACTCTCATCACGAGGTCGGTGGCGGTACTCATCATCACGATGATGCCTGCGCCTGCCACTTATCCGACCGCTCCGACTACGCCCGCCACCCCCTCCAGGATGAAGAGGCATAGAACTAAGGAGTACGCCCGGCTGATGAACTCAAGGCGATGGCGTCGGTTACGTCAGGGCTACCTATCTGCCCACCCTCTTTGCGAGGATTGCGATCAGGCGGGTAGGACAACGCCAGCCACCGAGGTGCACCACGTTAGGCCTATTGAGAGCGCTGCAGGCCGCTCGGAGGATATGCAGGAGTTAGCTTTTAACCCCTGCAACCTTAGAGCGCTGTGTAAGGCCTGCCACATAGAGGCACATAGGGTACTACACTCTAATAGTTTGAGCGCGTCTAAGGAGCGCGCGCGGGCTGAATTGACCGCCTTTGCGTCTGCCTACCTATCCGAGTGACCGCTATTGCGAGGCACATAGCCCACCCATTAGGGTGTATCATCCCCTTGCTTTTTGAGGGTGAGGGCGGTGCAACCAGCCAGCGGAGAGGCGGGCATACTCCTCCTATTAGGGGGCGCCCCTCTCTGTAGCTGGCTCGCTCACATTTGGGCATACCTCTCCCGTTAGGGTGCAATAGCCCTTGCAAGCTCGTCTCTGTGTATATCAGTATCTCAAAGAGCGCGCGGGGGCTGGTCGCTCCCCGTCGTGGCTACCCCCTCCGCTTGGAGGAGATAGCCTGCCACGCTGCTACGTGGCAAAGATTGAGCGCGCGCAAATATGCAGGCGCTTGCCTTGGTCGTTAGTGCAGGTCACTACCTCACACTACGACAATGCTACCCACCCGAATAGGTAGGCAGCTGCCCGCCAAAGAGCGAGCAAAAAACGCCCCGTCGTCTATCTTAGGCGGCGGGGCGCTTGTGTGTATTAGTTATCTTCCTCCTCGTCGAACTCTTCGGGGTGCAAGCGCTTGTAATTTTTGAGCGTCTCTTCCTCAAGGCGCTCAAAGTCTATTAACTCGCTGTCGGACATATCTCGCCAAAATTCGCACGCTGCCAAGTATGAAGAAGCTTTGTTGAGTGTCACATTTTGGGGGATCTCCTCCCCGTCCTCGCCCTCCTCAGGTAGTCTATCTATATATGATCTTATGCCTATTTTGCTGCATTCGTCAAGCTCGCTATACATAGCGGCTGCCGATATAGAGCCACTGTTCAACAAGCTACCGCCATCGATGTATATCATCAGGGTGATATAAGCGTATAACGGGTGTCCTTTTTCGGCTCGTGATTTGCATTTTCGATACACCTCGTTGTAGGTGTACTCGCTCATTTCTTCGGCGAGCTGCTTCGCGTCCTCTTCGCTCGTGATAAAGCTGGATAGGTCCTTTAGGTCTATATCGATAGATTCGATAGTTCCCGGGTATCCGCATACGTGGTTTTTTGTCATTTGGTAGGTATGTGATATGGTAAGCTTCTTGCCTAATAGCGTGAAGGTCTTCTTCGTTTCCATTGTCTTGTATCTTTTGGTGTTATTTGTTTGCGTGTATCTCTGCCGCAAAGGAGTACATTTCTCTGGTTATTTCGTAAGATACTCCATACTCCAGCTGCGCCAATTCGTAAGCGTCGGCCGTTAGTACTCGTTTTATGTATATAGATGCGCGCTCTTCGTTTTCCTCGCTCCTCTCTTTGATGTAGTCGGTTATCTGCTTTGAGATTGGTATGCCCTTTTTTCTTAGGTAGATGATTAGCTCTTTATCATCCTCAAAGTGTCTTAGGATCCGTGTGTAGTAGCTCATTATGCAAGCATCCTCCCACATGTATTCAGGCCGTTCGCATCTTCTATAGCATAAAGGTACGTACTCGTCAACCTCTATTGATCTTTTTATGATCTCTTTTTCCTTGTCGCTCATTTTTCTGGTTGTTTTTAGGTTAGTTGATTCTGTTCGTGCCTAGTGGTGCGGCGGCGGCGTATAGATCTGTATCTACCTCTACGTCGTCCCACCCCGTGCCGCAATGATCTACAAGCAGCACCCACAGATCCAGTTTTTCGCTATACGCGAACATGAGGCCAAAGTGTTCGTTAAGGAACTCACAAAGGTCCTCGCTGCAGTTGGTTAGGTAGTATTGGTAGATTTCTGGGTACTCTTCCGTCTCTTCGTCACACTCGTATCCGATTGTAGTGTACATTAGCTCATCGTCGATATCTGCGATGTTGTTGCATAGGATAGTAGTGCATCCTGCCCAGCTGGCAGCTACTGCATACGTCGTAGCGTATGCCTTTTGGTTGGTCTGAATAGTTTTCATACCTTTGTACTGATTAAGAAAAAATGGTAGCCCCGTTGTTCGTTGTGAAACGCGCGCGGGGCTTTTTGCGTTCGTTCCCGTTGCAAAATGATAGGGGCGTTTCCCTCTCATTTTGTACTACAAAGATAGGGCAAAAAATCGAAACCACCAAATCTAAAACGCTATTTTCCAACATTTTAGGCGCATTTTTCCGCCCTCCTCGCATTTTTTTTTCGACGACCGAAAAATCACTTTCCGAGGAAGAGGGGGAGGCGATTTTAAGGGGATGAGACACCCCCTGCATACCACCCCTCGCTCCCTTTTCTTCGCACGAGTTCTCAAAGTCGCATGGGGGCTTCTGTTGGAGTATTTCTCTTGGGGGTATAAAGTGGTGTCAAAATTCGCTGTTTTGCAGGGTATTATATAGGCTTCACGGCAAAATATGACCCAAGAAGAAACCGCCAGCTTCCTAAGAGACGGGCTCAAAGCCCTTGGTGCATACTCCCCAGCGTTTGAACCGCTAATCTCGGTTACAGCGCAGATGGCTGGCGTATGCAGGGAGTCTTATGCGGTACTGATGTCTGATGGGATAGTCGTAGAGGAGTTCAGCCGTGAGGGCGACTCCCGTAAGCGAGCCAATCCAGCGTGGTCTATATTCATCGAAGCGTCTAAGGAGCTTCGTGCTCAGCTGTCCGAGCTTCAGATGACCGTACGCACGGCCAAGTTCACGAGCGGAGACGAGGTGGACAAGCTCAATTACATACTCCAGCAGATATATGACGAAACAACTAAGTCAAAGCGAAGCGACAGCACTGAAAAGCGGGGTCGTAGAGCGGCTGCGAAGCGCTAAGATCCCATACCCACGCTTCAACAAGCTCGACAAGCGCCTATCGGAGTATATACGCGAGTGCATCAAGCATCCGAGCCTGCACAACGTGTATGAGCTTCTGTCTATCGAGCGCTTCCTGCACAAGGTGGACAAGTATGTACTTCGAGACGAGAAGGTGCGTCACTTCATCACGTTCTACGAAAATATCCGCCTCCCGTCTGCCGAGGGTATGGTGTTCTTCGCTCTCACCCCAGTGCAGGTATTTCAGTTCACTAATATCTTTTGGTTTTACCACGATGATGGGGAGAGAAGGCTCGTTCGCGATGTCCTCCTCTTCGTTCCTCGTAAGTTCAGCAAGACTACTTCGATTGCTACTCTCTCGGTGTATGACCTTCTGTATGGCGATGCTAACGCAGAGAGCTACGTGGGCAGTAACAGTTATCAGCAGTCGCAGGTGTGCTTCGGTGTGATCTCAAAGATCCTGCGTGCGCTTGATCCTCAGCTCAGACGCTTCAAGATCAACCGTGAGCAGGTGTTTAACCGAATGCCTGGGAAGATGTCGATTGCACGATGCCTATCCTCTGCGGCAGACCGATTGGATGGTCTGAATGCTTCACTGGTGATCATCGACGAGTATGCACAAGCGGAGAGTGATGCGCTAAAGAGTGTCCTGACCTCGTCAATGGGCGCAAGGCGAAATCCACTCACGTTCGTAATCACGACCGCCAGCGACAAGCTCGATACGCCATTTACGGAGATGCTGGATGCCTATAAGTCTATCCTCCGAGGTGAGGTGGAGAATGATAGCATCTTCGCACACATTTTTGAGCCAGATATAAACGATGAGGAGGGTGATCCTAATACGTGGCACAAGGTGCAACCTCACTTGGGTGTAACGGTGCGCCCCGAGTACTACGAAGCGGAGTACAAGAAGGCACAGCTCACGG